AGTTGATTATGTGTCAACTACTTTTATTAAAAAGTTATTTTTCTATTTTTATTTGGCTTGCTTGTCGCTTGCCTATGTCTATATAGTAAACCATGGTTAATTAAAACGCAACCCCTTTTTATTATTTTTTTGGTTTTATTTTTTCTTCCTATATAGCGCCCGTACTCAGCCTATAATAAGCTATAAAAAGGCGGTATAATAGGCTTTTAAGTGGTATATAGTGGTATAGTAGAAAAGATATATAGAGCGGCGTAAAAAGTATGTAGCTTTTTTAAAAAGGCGTTTACTTTGCTTATATAGTAGTCTTTTAAGTAAAAAAAGATTTTAAAAAAAGATTGCAAAAAAGCGTTGACTTATAATGAACTGTAGTTTACTATATAAGTGTAGCCAAGAGTTACAAGAAAGATTTAAAATAAAAAGGAGACATAAAACAATGAAAGTTACATATAAGAGCAACATGGATATTTTAGATGGGGACGGAGAAACGGTTCTCATTGACGGGCGCCCGGTCGGGACGTTCGTTACATATGAAGAGGGGTTCGCTTGTGTCTACTACGATGGGGCGTTCACTGACAGTCAAATAAATAACGAGAGCTATAAACAGAAAGTTAGCTTTGGTGATTATGCTTATAGCACGGCAAAGAAAAGTTAGGAACGCTTTTAAGGCGTTTGCATAGGATAAGGAAAAGGAAAAAGAAAAGGGGCGGCAAACATGGAAAAATACGAAGTTAAGGCAAACAACATTTTTGTGGGAGAGTTTGAAAAGGCGGACGGGGTAGCCTTATGGCAAGTGTTAAGTGAAGAGCCGGGGGCGGTCAACGTATCAGAAAGTCAGCTTACTGATTGGCAAGACTTACCAGACGATAACATTAGAACGCTGCTAGAAAGCGCAAAGGCGGCGGGGTTCATTGACAACTATGATATTGAGATGGTACAAGACTAATCAGGCGGGGACAAACCCCGCTTTTTTTATACCCTTTTTATAAGGGCGTATGCAAGTATATGTAAAACAGGTAGCACATAGACATACATAGACAAGCACATATAAAGCAGGTAGTGACATAGGCAAGCAGCGACTACATAGATACATAGGCGACCACATAAGCGGGGCGCCTTTTTTGTATGCAAGACTATCACGGGCGGGGTAGTGAGTGAGTACATAGACAAGTACATACATATACATAGATATATATATAACCAGGGGCGACCGTATAAAGCGGGGCGCCCTTTTTATATGCAAGCAAGCAGAGCGCAGACATACATAGATACATACATATATATAGATATATGAAAGCACATATAAAGCGACAAGCACATATAAAGCAAGTAGCAGCGACATAGACACACAAGCACATATAAAGGCAAGCAGCAAAGGGGGCGGCAAGTATGCAAGGCAAGGACAGTCAAGGGCGTATGGATAAGGCGGCAAGGGTAGCGTTCTATCACAGCAAAGAATGGCAAGCGTTAAGAACGCAAGCGCTGCGCCGTGATGGGTACGAATGCATACAATGCAAAGCAGAGGGAAAGGTTAGCGCGGGCGTTCTTGACGTTGACCATATAAAGCCTATTGAAAGCTATCCAGATCTTAAGCTTGATCTAAAAAACCTACAGACTTTATGTAAGTATCACCATAACCGCAAGCATGGGCGGGGGTTCTTTAAAGCAGCGCATAAGAAAAAAAGGCGCTGGAACTCATGAAAGAAATTAAAGTCTATTTGATGAATCAAATAGACAAGGACAATCCAGTTCAAGTTGAAAAGGTAGAACGTTATTGCACACTGGCAGGCGTTTATTATTCGTTGACACAGGCAGTTACACCAGAGAATGTGCTTACTGTTATCAAGAACGGGTCACAGCAGTACACGAAAGCCAATCCAGCAATTAGCGAGATGGCAAAGGTTAACACGCAGCTAATCAACTTATCCAAAGATATGGGGCTTTCTGCTCCACCGCCTGGAGTTAAAGCATTGACAGACGCAGGTTATAAGATGGGGGACTTAGTTTGAAATATGTTGATGATTATATTGCACAATACAAGAACGGCGACATTGTGCTAAATAAAGAACGAATCAAGCTAATAGATCTGATCGAAAAAGACGTGTTAACGCAGGACGTTTATTTTGATGAAGAACGCATTGAGTTATGTATTAAGTTTATCGAGAAGTGGTATTTCAAGTTGCAGCCGTTCCAAAAGTTCATTATCTGTTTTGTGTTTTTGAGACATAGCAACGGCAGTTTGTTTTATGACAACTACTTGTTGCTAATGGGACGGGGTGCTGGTAAGAACGGACTGATTAGTGGTATAGCACACTTTCTTATTTCAGAGCTAAACGGGATAAAGGATTACAACGTTTCCGTTGTTGCCAATTCAGAAGAACAAGCAATGACTTCCGTTAATGAAGTTTATAACACGATCGAACACAACCCGAAATTAAAGCTAGCGTTCAAGAACAACAAGACAGAAATAACTTCCCATGCAACAGGTTCTAAATTCGCATACCGTACTTCAAACGGGAACACTAAGGACGGTTTGCGTGACGGTGCCGTTATCTTTGATGAAATACACCAGTACGCAGACAACACCAATGTTAAAGTTCATGAATCGGGGCTAGGTAAGAAAGACGACTCCCGAGAGTTCAAGATTGGTTCTGATGGGTACGTAAGAGATGGGTATCTAGATAAGCAAAAAGAGATTGCTAATCGAGTACTTAATCGAGAAGCGCCCGCAGATATGATGTTCCCATTTATTTGCAAGCTAGATGATCGTAGGGACGTAGACGACCCTAAGAATTGGGAGAAAGCTAATCCAATGTTTAGCAAGCCTAGGTCGCAGTACGGAGAGCGTTTGTTCGATAAGGTAAGGAAAGAATATACAACCTTAACTTACGAACCGTCCAAGAAAGACGAGTTTATGACCAAACGAATGAATATGCCCGCCTTAAATTTGGAACGTTCTGTTGCGCCTTATAGTGAGATCAAGGCAACTAATAGACCATATCCAATACCTTTAGATGGTAAGGAATGTATTGGAGCGGTGGACTTTGCTTCCATTCGTGATTTTACGGCTTGTGGTTTGCTTTTTAAACACAAAGGGGACTTCCTATTCAAACACCACTCATTCGCCCGTAAAGAGTTTGTAGAGCGCTTATACGGGTATGGTAAGAAACAAGATGAGTTCAAGCGTAAGGTGTTACCACCAATTCAGAAATGGGAAGAACAAGGCTTAGTGAGTGTTCTAAACGCAAACACAATCGAACCAGGGGTAGTAGTTGATTGGTTTATCCAGCAACGGGAGCTACACAACATTAAGAAAGTGATTATGGATAACTTCCGTGCTGAATTGTTACGCAAGTTCTTTGAGGAGGCAGGCTTTGAAGTAGAGGTTATCAAGAATCCACGGGCTATATCTGGTTTGTTAGCGCCGAGAGTTGAAGATGGGTTTGCTAACAAGCGTTTTATTTGGAGTGACGACCCTATGATGAGATGGTACACGAATAATGTTGAAGTCCATGTTGATAAACAGGGTAACCGTTCATACGAAAAGAAAGAACAACACCGCCGTAAGACTGATGGTTTTATGGCGTTTTTATATTCCTTATATCGTGCTGATGAATTAAGCGAAGCAGATATTGGGGAAGAATTATCAATGTTAGGTGGATTGAGTTTCTGAAAGGGGGTGAGTAGTTGGGAATTTTAAGTAATTTATTTGGTGCAAAGACGGAACCTACTTATGCCCTGGATACGGACTGGGACTTCCAAGACGCAAGCACACGAGCCTATCTTAAACGGGTAGCATTAGACGCTGGCGTTAATTTCATTGCCCGTAGGTTTGCACAGGCTAAATTTAAGCACGTTGTAGATGGGAAGTTCGTTAAGGACGACGCCTGGTATAGGTTGAATACACGCCCGAACCGCAACGAAACAGCAACGCAGTTTTGGGAACACGTTATCCATAAGTTGATTTACGAGGGCGAGTGCCTAGTGATTGTCAACGACACAAAAGAGTTGTTAGTTGCGGACTCATACGTGCATACAAAATATGCCAATTATGACGACATATTCGAGGGCGTATACGTACGGGGATACCGTTACGAGCGCACATTCACTATGTCAGAGGTAATTTTTTTAACGTATCAAAATGAACGTTTAGAGCGCTATACCAATAGCTTGTTTGCAGACTATGGAACCATGCTAGGACGTATGGTTGCTATCCAGTTACGCAACAATCAAATTCGTGGCGTATTAAAGGTCAACACGACATACGGGGCGCAACGGGAGAAACAAGAGCAATTACAGGGCTATTTAGATAAGGTGTTCAATTCATTTAGTAATAACACCGTGGCGTTAGTGCCGTTAACTGATGGGTTTGATTACCAAGAGATAGGCGGTACTAAGTCCAATACGCAACAACAATTCGATCAGATTAAACAGTTACGTAAGGACGCAATCGCAACAGTAGCTGATATTTTAGGTATTCCAGAGAATATGCTATTTGAAACGCCCGCTGAGGTTAACCAATTAGAGAAGTCGTTTAACCAGGGCGTGCTCCAGTTCTTTTATCAACTAGTGATTGATGAATTGAACGGGAAGCTGGTATCAGATTATGGCAGTGAAGAATACCGTATTGTTGGCAAGAACGAACGGGACATTTTCTCATTGTCAGAATCCATCGACAAGTTAGTTTCTAGTGGTGCATTCAGGCGCAACGAAATTAGAGAAGCGTTGGGCTGGGAACGTGCAGACGACCCCGCCCTAGATGAGTTCTACATTACCAAGAACTACACAACAACGAAGGGAGGTGATGAAGAATGAAATTAACGTTACGGGGACCAATCGTTAATAACGATGATAAGTGGTTTTATGACTACCTAGACATGGATTGCATTACAGCCCGAGATTTTGACGAAGCCCTGAACAGTGGCGAAGATTTAGAACTTGATATTAGTTCCGAGGGAGGGCTAGTAACTGTTGGTTCTGAAATCTACACCAACTTGCTAACTTATCCAGGACGGGTAACAGTCAACATTACAGGTTGGGCGGCAAGCGCAGCGTCAGTAATTGCAATGGCAGGCGATGAAGTCAACATTAGTCCAGTCGGGCGAATCATGATACACAATGTGTCCGGTGGTGGCGATGGTGACTACCACGATATGGAAAATTGTCAGACATTCTAAAGCAGTCTAACGAGGTATTGGCTAATGCTTACGTCAAACGAACGGGGATTGCTAAAGATGAAATTCTTTCTATGATGGATAGCGAAACATGGTTAAGTCCTGAACAAGCGGTCAATCTAGGGTTCGCAGACAAGATCATGGATAGTGAAAAGGACAGCGACAATTTAGAGCTTGTAGCAAGTTTTAATAGCATGGTGCCAAGAGCAACGATTAACAAGTTAAAGGCGTTGGTTAACAAGCAATCAGAAAGCGCACAGAGTGCCGTAGAAAGCAAGTTAGCAACTACCCTTGATAATCACACTCAAGAACCGCAAGAAGCGACAAACAAGCTGGAAACGGCTATTAACAAAGAACCAGAAAAGGACACGGAGCAAAGAGTTTTCCGTGCTTTTTTATTTTAGGAGGTAACAATTAATGTCTATTAATTTGAATCAATTAACTAACTTTAAAGAAAAGCAGAAAGCATACGCAAAGGCAATCAACGAACAAAAGGACGTTAAGGCACAAGAACAAGCGTTCGAAGATATGATGAATGCTTTCTCAACAGACGCAACAGAATATATCGACAAGGCAGTTAATGGGAAGTTAGAAGCACTTAACGCTAACAAGGCAGACGACATCACAGACGAAGAACGCACATTCTTTACTAACCTTGCTAACAACGAATTGTCACACAAGGAATCCGAAGAAGTTGTTTTCCCTGAAACAACTATCGACAAAATCTTTGACGATATGGTCAAGGAACACCAGTTCTTGAGTTTAATTGGGTTACAGAATACAGGCTTACGTTTGAAGTTCTTGAAGTCGGACGCAAAGGGCGCTGCAGCATGGGGTAAGGTAACCGAAGACATTAAGGGACAACTTACAGCAACATTCAGTGATGAATCCGCTACACAATCCAAGCTAACAGCGTTCGTTGCCGTTCCTAATGACGTTTTGGAATATGGTGCTCCGTGGATTAAGACATTCGTTTCTACTCAAATTCAAGAAGCGTTTGCCGCAGCTTTAGAATCTGCTTTCTTGACTGGGGACGGTAACAACAAGCCCGTTGGTTTGAACCGACAAGTACAAAAAGGCGTTTCCGTATCAGGCGGTGTTTATCCAGAAAAGAAGAGCGCAGGCACATTGACATTCGCAGACAACAAGACAGCTATCAAGGAATTAGCAGGCGTTGTTAAGGCTTTATCCGTTAAGGAAAACGGACAACCATTCGCAGCCCGTGGCAAGATTGTTCTTGCGGTACAACCAGGCGCTTCCATTGACTTAGAAGCTGCAAACACTATGCAAAACGTTAACGGGCAATACGTTTACGCTTTACCATACGGAATTACTACCGTTGAATCCGAATATGTACCTGAAAACAAGATGATTGCTTTCATTCCAGAACGCTATGATGCTTACACAGCAGGTAATGTTGTTATTAAGCAATTCGATCAAACATTAGCATTGGAAGATGGTACTTTGTGGACTGCAAAGCGTTTTGTATACGGCAAGGCACAAGACGACAACGCAGCTAAGGTTTACGATCTTAAGTTCACAGCGCCCGCAGCAGCAACAGGCAAGGGTTAATAAGCGGGTGATTAAATGACAGCAACACTAGCAGACGTCAAGGCACACCTACACATTTTTCATAGCGTTGAAGATGATTATTTGCAGTCTTTGCTCAAACAATCACAGCTAGCGGTTGCACGTATGACAGGCGTTAGCGAGGGCGAGGAGTACGATGAATTAGTGCTTAATCGTGTTCGCTATGCTTACAACGACACATTAGACAAGTTCGAACAACGTTATCAAACAATGTTGATCGGCTTGTCAATGAAGAATTTACAGGGGGAAGTAGACGATGGAAAAGAGGTATAGTTTTGGCGATTTTAGAATACCCGTTACCTTTTATGGGGCTAGTGAAATAGATAGCCCCGAACCGAACGAAACAGGGCAGACTGAATTGTTTTCTGGACTGTGCTTTCCTTATGCCCCATCATCTAAGGACTACACAGCGTTAAGTAGCGCTGGTATCAAACGAGGTGTAACCATTGTTATTCCCGACACAAGAGGGGAATTTGTTCCCGATAATTCGATGACAGCCGTTGTAGATGATTACCGTTACCGAGGGGTTGAGTGGAATGTAATTGAAGTTCGCCCTGATTTTGATAATGACCGTTATATCACGGTGGTTATGGGAGTAGTGCAATGAGTAAAGTTACAGGCGTTACAGAAGTGATTTCTAAACTAGAGCACAAGTTCAGTAGAGGTAGATTAACTAGGATTGAGAAGCAGGCTTTGAAACGCAGCGGTAACTATATTAAGGTCAATTTAAGGCACAGCGTGGCTTATTATCGTGACACAGGCGCTACCATGCGAGAAGTTATGTATTCCACACCACGTAACCGTTACGGCAAAGTTTCTTTACGTGTTGGCTGGAAAGGGAACGGGTCAATGCAACGTTGGCGGTTAGTTCACTTAAACGAATTTGGCTATACCCGCAACGGGAAGACTTATTCGCCTAGAGGAATGGGTGCCGTACAACGTGCTTATGACTCCACAAAAGATCACGCAAAAGAAATGATTTACGATGAATTGAAGAAGGTGTTGCATTGAAAGACGCCTTAAAAGAGATTTACTTGTGTTTAATGTCCAGTCCTAAGATTGAACAAGCGACACTAAGTAACGGCAAACATAATATTTTTTACTACAAAGAACCAGACGGTGTAATGCCGCCTGTTTTTATTTTAATCAGACCTTTATCACCACCGCAGTATGTAGTGACGGCAAGTAATACGCCGTTACAGCAATCCGTCACTGTACAGATTGACGTACAGGCAAAGGATAGGATTACCTGTAAAGAATTGCAAAAAGAGATAGAGGCAGCATTAAGCAAGATTAATTGCCGTCCTTTGAACTATCAAGGACTAGATGATTATTTTGCTGAAAGCAAGCGTTTTGTTGACGCTAGACGATACAAACTAACAACTAATTTATACGAAACGGGGTATTAAGATATGAGTATTAACGTAGGTTTTGACCGTTTACGAGTACAACCATTAACATGGGACGGTACTAAGTTAACTAAGCAAGGCGACCAAATCGTTTTTGAGGGTAAGGCTAATAAAGGTGGTACTGTACAAGCTGAAATTTCTGGTTTGTCCAAAGACCCCAAAGTGGTATCAGCTTCAAACATTGCTTACTACATTTCACGTAAAGGTGTAGGTTCGCCTAAGGTTGAATTTGAACTTATGGACGTTGCATTGGAAGATGAAACAACCTTGTTAGGACGCAAGAAAACAACCGAGGGTATCCAATTAACAGGTAATGATACCGAAGCGCCTTATTGCGCAATTATGATGGAATCTAAGAACGCAGCAGGCGATACAGCCCTTGTAGGGTTCTTCTATGGTGTGTTCTCAAAAGACGGGGACACCATGAAAACATTGGAAGTAGGGGAAGACTTTACACCAGAAGCTGAAAAGTGGACTTTCACAGCAAGTTCCAACCCAGTTACAGACGCAGAACTTGGTGGACAATATATGGCACGTTACGCTGGCAATGAAGACACAGCAATTAAGAAGATGAAAGAAGTAGTCTTGTTAGATACACCAGCAGTTTAATAATCACAATGGGGCGGTTGTAAAAAGCCGCCCTATTTTTTTGTAGGAGGTTAACTTAATGATCGAACTTAAATACACAGATTTTGACGGTAAAGAAAAGACACTCAAAGTTGAAAAGATTTCAACTTGGACGGTTCTAAAAGGTATGCAGCGCCTTAAAAATCAAGACAATATGTCAGTAGGCGAATATATCGAATCAGAAATTGAATTCATGGCAGAAACATTAAAGGTTGATAAACAAGAGTTCGCAGAATCATTACCATTCGATCAATTTAAGGTCGTTGATAATGCTTTCTGGAATCAACTTATGGGGGACGATGCAGACGGCTCCCCGGAAGCGCTAGCGGCAAAAAATTAACGCCGCAACAAGCAGAAGAACAGATATGGCAACTCATACGCAAACTAGCGTTTGAATTGCACTTCCCGCTGAACGACATACTAGAAACTGATTTTGAATCACTGTTGAAGTTAGCGAACGGCGGGGCAGAGCCTAAAGAGAAAAAAGTTATGTCACTATTTGAATTCATTGAAAATGGGGGTGGGTAACCGTGGCGGAAGAGGTTTTAGGTAGAGTCGCGATTGAACTTGACCTAAAAGACGCTAAGTTCAGAAAGAACTTGCAAGGGTCAAAGGACGCTTTGCGAAACGTAGCAACAGAAATGCGTGCTAACGTTGCTTCAATGGACGCAGCAGGGAACAAGTACGGAGCGCTTGCAGTTAAGCAAGAGGGCTTAAATAAAATGTTGCAAGCACAAGCAAATCGTTTACGCTTGCTACAAAACCAATACCAGGGTTCCATGACGAAACAGGGACAATGGACACGTTCAACAGCCAATTATGCCCGTCAAGTCAATATGACTAACTCCTATATTTCACGGTTAAAGCAACAGCTTGTAGAGAATGCCAAAGCAATGGCACGGGCTAAAGTTGAAACAACAGGCGTCACAGGCGCCGTTAATCGTTTTGGACAAGCTACCAAGGGTATTGGCGGTCACTTAATCAACGCAGGTCGGAGCATGACAGCATTCACTGCTCCCGTTGCCGCAGGGTTTACTTACGGTGCTAAGAAAGCCGCAGAGCTAGACAATTCTTTAATGCATACCCGCAACTTAATTAGAAGCGGTGGGGAATCGGCAGCACAAACTGCACAAAGCATGGCTATAATCACTGCTAATACCCGTAAATATTCAGACCAATACGGTATTTCACAACAAAAGATTGCTAACGGTTATCGTGAATTAATTAAACGTGGTTACAGTTCTAAACAAGCGATTGCAGTTATGAACAGCGAATTAAAGGCTTCCATAGCGACTGGCGATGACTTTTCAGAAGTAACCCAAGTTTCTAGCCAAGTTCTGGAATCGTTCGGGTTACGTGCTGACCACGTAGGTAGACATTCAAAGATGGTATTAAACCAACTAGCATTCGCTGCTGATAAGACGTCAACAGGTTTTAAAGATATTGGTATTGGTATGTCTTATGTAGGCGCAACAGCTAAAGAAGCAGGGTTTTCTGTTGCGGAAACATCAACAGCGTTAGGTATCTTATCAGATAACGGGCTAGAAGCTGAAAAGGCTGGTACTGGTTTACGGCGTGCTATCATCAACCTATCACAGGCAGCGTCAACTATTGATCAAGATGGTAACGTTCTCAAGAAGTTGGGTATCAAGAAAGAGGATATTCTAGACTCTAAAGGGAACTTGAAAGACCTAGCAACAGTAATGGGCGTTATCCATGAAAAGACTAAGGATATGACCAAGCCTGAAAAGAGTAATTTATTTAATAAGTTATTTGGTACCACAGGGCAACAGGCAGGCTTTATTCTTACTGAAAATTCAAAGAGATTGAGTAAGTTAACGGGGCAAGTTGAAAAAGCTGCTAAGAACGACTATATCGGTAAACTTGCTGAAAAGAACCTTAAATCGGCGCAGAACCAATTCAACATCTTTAAACAGCAGTTAACCAATACGGCAATGGACGCAGCCCGTATCATTCTTCCTTACGTGACTAACTTTATGCACGGCGTAGAGAATGTTATTCAAGCATTCGATGGATTGAGTGACGGGACGAAACGTTTCATCGTCAACAGTGTTTTGTTAGTTGCTGGATTGGGTCCCGTGTCACTAGCGATTGGCGGTGTTTTAAAGGCAGTCGGCGGTTTAGCAACAGGGGCAGTTAAGGTTATTAGTTTCTTTAGCGCATGGAAAGCTGGACGTGCTGAAATGGACGCCCTGGGAATGGCAACTAAAGCTCCATTAGGTGGATTGCTTAAACTCAAAGGCGCAGCAACCGCAACAGGAACGGCAATGGAAGCAACCACCGCAGGAACCGAAGCGGCGGGCAGTGCTTTCTCATTATTCAATCCGTATGTATTAGCAGCCGTTGCAGCATTAGGTATTGGTGTTGGCGCATGGGAATTGTGGGGCAAGAAAGCCCTGGAATCACGAGACCGCACTAATAGATGGGGAACTGACATTGGTTCTGCTGCAGATACAGCAGCAACCAAGTTCAAGAATTGGTCAACAGACGCTACCGTTGCTTTGAATGACACATCATCAAGCGCAAGCACTAACGGCAAAAAGATTGAAAAAGCATTCCGTGGAATGACCAAAGCAGCCGAAGAGGCTTCCAAGAAGCAGAAAACGGCAATGGATAAACTTGCAAAGGAAGTTGGCGGAGCTACTGGTAAAGCTATTGAAGCAGACGCTAAAGCCGCTGAAAAATCACGGCAAAAGCACATTGCTAATATGGAAAGGTATTACCAGCAAGTTAAAGATATTACTAAGCAATCCGTAGACAACAACGTTAAATTAACGCAAGATCAACGGGTAACCATTGCTAACTTACAACGCAAGATGGCAGAGGAACAGGTCAAGACGCTAGGGTTATCATCTAAGAAACAGCAATTAGTATTAAAGGCTGAATTAAACGAAACTAGCGAGATGACCAAGAAAGAATTGCACTCAATGGCAGTCGCAGCTTCCGATGCAGTAAGCAAAGAAAATGACAACTACCAAAAGAGTTTAAACACAATTAAAAATTCAGATATTCTTTCTACCAAACAGAAGCACAAGTATATCGAAGAGCTTACACAAGAACACTATGATAAGTTGAACACGTTGAGTGCTGGTTTTATCAACGCTGAAAAGGCAGAGGGTAAGACACGTAAGCAAATTTTGGAAGATATGGTTTTATGGGGACATTTAACCAAGAAAGAAGCCGAAAATGCTTATGCAGCATGGAAAGACGCACAGCAAAAGACAAGCTCTAATATCATCAAAATTACTGATGATATGAAAAAGAACGTCAAGGGCGCCGCTGAATATTGGAATGGGTTAGTGTTAGACCCCAAGACTGGGGAGTTAAAGACCAACGCTCCCCAAGAAGTAGCAAAGGCGATCAAGTCCAAAGATAATTGGAACAAGATTAAGCTACTCAAAAAAGAGGGGCTATTAAGTACCAACGCACAGCAAATTGTTGCAGCCGCTTTAATTGAAAACGGCAAATGGAACAAGATGAGCTGGAAAGAACAAAAGGCTTGGTTAAAAGACGGGTTTAGCGAAACGATCACAAAAGCCCTGGAAGATAGTGGTAAATGGAATTCACTTTCATTAGAACAGAAACAAGCTATTGTTCAAGCTGACAGCAAGCACGAGTTAGCAAGTATCTTACTTGAAGCGGGCGTTTGGAACAGCTTAACGATGAAGCAACAGGAAGCCGTTATCACTGATAAGGCTACTAAGAACATTTATCCAGCTATTAGCAAGACACAGGAATGGAACAACCTGGACGTCAAGCAAAAGGAAGCGATCATCAACGCTAAAGGTAAGGCTGAATTAGTCGATCAATTATTCCAGGCTGGATTATGGAATAAGTTAAGTATTAAGGACAAGCAAGCTATTGTTGCTACTAAAGGGCAAGCCAAGATGATTGACGTTTTGTCAAACATGAAAGAATGGAACAACCTTAATCCTAAGCAACAACAAGCGGTAATTGAAAGCAAAGGCGGACAAGATCTTGTCAATAATCTTACTCATTTCAAGTTGTGGAAAGATTTACCACAATCTGTTGTAAAGCAAATCATTGCTGACGATGAAGCAAGCGGTAATTTAACGGCAGCTAACAACGCCTTGCAAGCATGGGCAAAAGCCAATCCAGGGGCGGCTAAGAAAGCGATCGGACACGACCTTGCAAGTCCTGGTTTTGACAAAGCAGCTAATGCAGTTCGTAATTATAAGAACACAAGCCCTGGCAAGACAAAAAATGCACTAGGTAAAGATTATGCTAGCCAAGCGTTTGGCACGGCAACACGTTCAACTAATACGTTCCGCAACACTTCTCCAGGGGCGACTAAACACGCCCGTGGGGCTGATGGAGCGAGCGGTGCTATGAATGGTGCTACACGTTCAGTAAACAGGTTCCGTGGCACGAGCGCTGGTGGGACAAAGCACGCAAGAGCTAAAGATGAAGCAAGCGGCCCAGCGAATAGTGCCGTTGCAGCCGTTAAGAGATTTTTTAGTCTACCAGCAGAGCGTACTATCAAGCTTATAACAAGCTTTGTAACACACGGGAAAAAGGGACATAAGCGAGGGACGGCTTACCACCCTGGTGGGGTAATGATGGTTAACGATGCCGTAGGTAACCACTTCCGAGAATTGGTGCAGTTCCCTGATGGAACTTCCTTTATCCCAACGGGACGCAATGTTGTAATGGACGCCCCAAGAGGGACAAAGGTTATGACAGCGAACCGTACAGCGCAAAAGTTCCCTGGTTTGAAGCAGTATGCGAGCGGTACCATTGAACAACCTAAGTTGAACTCTAATATGCGTTTCCTAAGAATGAGTAGCGATATTATCAACACCCCAACTCCTAACATTGCCGTAACCACGGCGAAAACAGACTTAACGGGGCTAGAGGGCAAAGTTGATAGCATGGTTAACATCTTAACGCAGTTACTAGCAAAAGATCAGACGATCAAGCTAGACAGCGACATTGTAGGGCGTTCGCTAGACCGTAGGCAGACACGAGGAATTAATTTAGAAAGTAGAGGCGTTTATAGTGGAGTTTAGATTTATCCAATTTGCAGGCAAGCAATCACTAGCTGATTACAAGCTAGGAATTTCAGAAGCTAACATTGGTTATCCAAATAAAGCTAAGAATAGGGTTAAGATACCGAACACCAATATTTACTATGATTATGCCCAAGTTTACGGCGATCTATACGAAGAACGGGAATTGAGTTACACGTTTCTAATCATGAAGCAAGACGCAATGACCGAGCGTGAAATGGAGAGCATGAAAGCTGAGGTTGCTAATTGGTTAGTTCCTGGTTATCAACATAAGCTGATTGATAGCGCCGTTCCTAACTACTACTTTTTAGCAGAGGTGCAAAGCGCCCCTGAATGGGAGCAGGTAGATAACGGTTACGGCACATTCAAGATTAAGTTCACAGCTTATCCGTACAAGATCAGAATTAAAGATGAGTTCGATGATGATTGGGACACATTCGAGTTTGAAACAGACGTTGCACAGAATTTAGGAATTACAGTTAATGGTGTTCAACAAGTCGACATTTACAACGCAGGTTTGACTAATGTTTATCCAGAGCTGGTAGTTACTGGTGGGGACATTCAAGTTATGGCAAACGGTGTCACTAATACGTACCGACCAGGGACACACAATAATAACTTGTTACAGCTCATTAAGGGCAATAACAACGTAGTCCTATACGGCAACGGCAGAATTGAGTTCCACTTTCACAAGGAGGTGTTATAGTGCAGTATCGAGTGTTAGCGAGAACAAACGGGAGTGTTGCTAACTTGCTAGGGATAGGGGAAGCCAAGGTGGCGCTGGGTATTGGTGCTGCTGCTAGCTTCTCATTCGTGATTTATCCGAATGACCCAATGTACGGCAAGCTGACACAGCTAACAACCTACATTGACGTGGTAAGAGATGGAGAATATGTATTCCGTGGGCGAGTAGTCGCAGTTACACCTAAGAACAACAATGATGGTAGTTTTTGGCAGGAAATAACTTGCGAGAGCGCCCTAGCTTACCTTAACGACACGCTTGTTATGTGGGAACGGGTAAACGAACCACCAGGCAATTTTTTCAGACGGTTAATCAATAATCACAACAACCAAGTTGATGATGAACGCAAGCTAAAGATTGGCAATGTTAATGTCACTAATTCAACGAACAATGTTTACTGTTATGTTGAAGACGGAATTACTACCCTAGCTGAAATTAACGCTGACTTAATCGGCAGTGAACGGCTAGGTGGGGAGTTATCCGTTCGCTATGAAAGTGACGGCAACTACATCGACTGGACGTGGGACGCAAAGGTTAAAGGCGAACAAGAAATTGTTTTAACTAGAAACCTGATCGAGCTAACGACAACGCCTGATATTTCAACAGTGGCTAGTGTTTTATATCCGTTTGGAGCAACACAGGATAGCAACAATAACACCACGGACGACAAAGCTAAAGACGTGTCAACGCCTAAGATTAACATTAAGAGTGTTAACGGTGGCAAGCCTTATATCGTTGACGATTATATGTTCTCACGTTATGGCTGGGTTGCTAAGTCCAATACGTGGGACAGTGTCAAAGACCCTAGGAACTTGTTAAACAAGGCTAGGGACTATCTAAGTGAGTTAAGGAAAGTTAAGTTATCCTACACACTAACAGCGGTTGATATGTACCCACTGGGAGTTGTAGGGCGCCCGTTTGAATTAGGTAAGTATTATCACGTTGTTAATCAAGCCGTAGGGTTAGATGAGTGGTTGCGTATTATTGGTATCAGTTTAGATTTGGACAAGCCGTTGGAAACAACATACACCATTGGCGACCAGACCAAACGAATGATTGACTACACAATGGACGCCTTGCAGATACAAAGCAAGATTAAGAACTTATCCGAACAAAACGCTTTTAGTGTTAATGAATTGGATAGTTTGCGTAACGAGAATGAAGTGTTACGTCAAGAAGCACAGGACATGCGCAATGAGTTTCAAGCACAGATTGACGCCTTGAAGAAACAAATTAATCAAGGACAACCAACAGAACACATTGGCAAAATCATTGACGTTTCCGAATGGCAGGGCGTGATTGATTGGAACGCCGTTATTAAAGATGACGTTTCACTAAGTATCATACGGGTGCAAGATGGTTCGTCACACCAAGACTTGAAGTATATGGAGAATATCCAGAAATGTATTAGCGCTGGTGGTAAGTATGCGGTATATGCTTATTTCCGTGCCGTTTCAACAGCGGACGCACAGCAAGAAGCGCAAGATTTTTATGATAGGGTGCAAAGGGTTGTAGCTGGTAAGCAACAGCCTATTTTTTATGCGCTGGATATTGAAAGTGTTGAGATGGGCGGGAGCGCTAGCATGATGAGAGCGGGCGTTGAAGCGTATATGAACAAGTTAAACGCCCTGGGTATTCCAGACAGCAAGATTGTGCTATATATTGCTAACCACTTATACGATCAATTCAACTTGAATGTAGCTAGACCAGGCGCTATTTGGATACCATCTTACGGACTGGACGATGGAACACTAGCAAACAGTACCAAACCAACACACCCTTATGATTTACACCAGTACACAAGCAAAGGCACAGTTAAGGGTATTACAGGTAACGTTGATATGAACGCAGAACCTAGTGATAGGTTCAAACAAGCATTCTTATAAAAAGGCGGTGATGGAATGGAAAGCGAATTGCAATATCGAGACCCAACGCACATTACAGACGCTGACAAAAAGAAAGTTAACGATCTAATGTCTGTTGGCGATATTGAGGGTGCTGCTCAATCAATTAGTGATTGGGTATTGCACAAAAAAGAAGGGGTGGACGTACGAGACGCCTTGTCTGAATGGGCGTTAATCAATGCACGAGTAGCCGAATATATCATCAACAACTTTGATGATTTCAAAGGCGGAATGAACACCTTAAAAGCAGATTTATTGAAAAGACAAACAGACGTAGAACAAAGACAATCAGACGTAGAACAGCAGTTTCAAACAGTGGTAGCCAATGCTACAAAAGATAGTGAAGTTATCCTAGCACGGGACAGTCAAATTTACGGTAGCTTCCCGACATTAGACGGGCGATTAGAGCGAATGGAAAGTCTTGTTTCACAGTATGTCCCAATGGGTTTTACGGTTACTTTGAAGCACAATCAGAACCGCAAACCAGAGGTAGCAGTAAGTTATGTAGAATACGCTTTTGGTACCGAACCTAACGGCTTTGGAACGGGACCAGCGGGCAGTTTTGGTGGTTACCATAACCGAAGCGTGCAGTGTATGGTGGATTATCCAGATATGAATACTTGTGTTATCCACTTACCACGGAGCGAAGCCCTAAACGGAAAGCCCGTTTTTGAGATTGACGCTTGGCGGTTGATTGATGGGTATAAAACACTGACGTTTGATTTAGGAGAAAATATCGACACTACAAAGGCGCTTGCTGGCAACGACAACAACACAGCAAGCATTGATACTTGGGAGGGATATAATCAATGATTAAATTCACTGACATTGCACAAGGCGATAAACAAGGCGTAGACAAAGTTAATAAGAACTTTGATTTGGCGGAGCAAACACTCAATCTGGAAGAGCGCAAAGAAATTACCATTCCGCTAAGTAGCGGTTGGAAAGTAGTCAACAACAACTCACTAAAGCTAGTAATTACACCAGGTAGGGCTTGGCTATATGGAGATATTAGTGGCGTATCGGGTTCAAGCGCCCCTTATGGATATAACAACCCGATTGCGATGGCAGTTCCTACTAGTGCTACTTTCAGAAACAAAAATTATAATCTGAAAGGAGTATATGCATTTTGTCCGGTTGGTGGACATGGTGGTAACACGGCTACAAATGGAGTACGTGTACTCTGTGATAGTGGCGGTAGATTATATCTAGATGAACCTAGTGACAAAGTAAAAGATGGAACCATAACGATCAATGTTCAGTTGGATATGATCGAAGTTTAATAGAAAGCAGGCGAGGTAATGCCGTATCACATTTATTTATGGCAACAGTTCCACAACATGGTAGATGATAGTTTAGTTTACGTGTTTGTGTGGCTTGTTGTTTTTGACGTTTTAACAGGATATATGAAAGCCTGGGTAGCAACTTCCACGGGTAGGAAAACAAACAGCACAAAAGGCTTGTTTGGATTGGTAAAGCATTTAGTAGTGTTGGTAATCATTTTAACGGGGTATCCGTTGATTTGTAGCATTGGCTACCCATTACCAGCGCAAGTAATGATTGTAGCTTTAATTTACAATTATGCAGTATCAATCACTGAGAATTTAGGACAGTCTGGGGTTCCTATTCCAGCCTGGCTTAAACAACACTTAACTAAGTTGCAAGATGATTATAATTCAGAAGATTTTGATCCAATTTCTGGACATAAGAAAAATAAAGATTAAGGGGGTGATACCTTGAAGCATAAGATTATGGGACTGGCAACGGCAACGTTGCTTTTTTAATGCCGTCAACAGTAAGCGCAGCCCGAACCGACATGGTAGACGTATCTAATCACAACGGCTATATGACTGTTGGTAATTTTACGGCAATGCGTGACCGTTACGGCGTTAAGGCGGTAGTTACCAAGATTTCAGAAGGTACCTACTATCACGACTACACAGCCCGTAACAACATTGCTACAGCACAGCAAGCGGGCTTGTATATCAACGGTTACCACTTTGCACGTTATAATAACGTACCGACAGCGCAAGCGGAAGCCCGTTACGCAGTAGCAATGGCACGTCAAGACGGGTTACCAACAGGCGCCGTGTTAGTAGCAGACGTGGAGTCAAACAGCAATAACACTGATTACTGGACGATGAACCAGGCTAACAACGCTTTTAAGCAGATTGTAGAGCAAGCAGGTTATCGTTATGACATTTATACAATGGCTTCCTGGGTTAACCGCAAATTCAATGTCAACGGTGGTAGTGGGTGGATTGCACAATATCCGTACAACCTAACTACTAATCGTTGGACTAATCATCACGCCTGGCAGTTTAGATCTGACCAAGTCTTTTATGGTTCGAGTGGCGTTTTTGACGCTTCCCAACTTTATGATGACTACTACACAGGCGGACAGAATAAGAACGCCGTGATTAGCAACGGCGACACTTACCACGTTAAGAAGAACGAGAACAAGGGTAGTAATGAAGACTATGCACAGTACGGCAGTTTCACTGTTGGCACTGGTTTAAATATCCGTACCGCCCCTAGCCTTAACGGGCAAGTAGTCGGCCGCTATCAAGTAGGCGATCACTTCACATATAACCATGTTTATATCCGTGAGGGTTACGCATGGGCACGCTATACCACTTATAGCGGACGGACAGTATACGCAGCCCTAGGTAGAATGGGTGGCGAAGAATACGGTACCCGTTATAAGGGAAATAGCACGGCTTCCAAGCGTGTTTATGTAGTTCGCTATGGAGATACCCTAGGAAGTATTGCAAGCCGTTATGGAACGACTGTAAACGGTATTGCACAAAGAAACGGGATTAGGAATGTTAACTTGATTTATCCTGGTCAACGCTTATATTTATAATCAAGAAGAAAATCTAAATAAAGGAGCTTCTCCCGATAATTAACACTGACCTCTGCTGATAAGCAGGGGTTATTTTTTGTGAGTTGAAACCAGTTTCATAAAAGAGTATTATTGAGTTAAACAAAAAAACACAACAAAATATGGCAAATAAAAACACCTACCAAAAGCTCATGGTAGGTGTTTTTTTAATTATGGAAAAACTTTTATAAAGAAATTAAAACTAAGGAAAAAGCCATTTCAACGACAACCTTATTATAACATAAAAAAGCCCTGCACAAAATGCAGAGCGACCCCCTAAAAATTAGGGACTACTATATAGTATAAACATAACAAAGGTACACACTCCAAAATTGGAGGATTACTGTTGAATTAATTATACAACCACAATAAAAAAAGGCAACATTTTAATGGGACAACAGGACAACAAAAAAGACAACAGAACAATATTTTCTAGTCACTTACAGAACAAGCTTAAGTTGATATAACGGCTTTTTTACTTTATAATTCATCTTAGTTATTACAGTTTTTTCTTACAATTGGAATATAACCTTGTTGATATAACAGTGTTTATAGCACGTTAGGACAACATAAGGACAACAACAATCTTTTTTGTGGTATAATAGTTGCAGATATAGTTATCTAATAAAATACCAATTACACTCAATCAGTCTTTATTAAGGCTGATTTTTTTATTGACTAACTGGTCTAATGCATTGTTGATTTTATCTGATTCCTTTTCACTGTGTTTATCTAACAGGTAGGCGTACCTTTTAACGGTCATCGAAATATCAGAGTGTCCAAGACGGCGGGAGATAACGTAAATATCGACCCCTTGATAAAGTAGATAGGCAACGTGAGTATGGCGCAGTGAATGAAAGTGAAAGTTTTTCTTGTGTAGACCGCATTCTTTTAATAACTTGCGTAGCGTTTTATTAACGGCAGTCGGAGTGGGAATGGTTCCACGCCGATTAGCAAACACCATTTCATTGTTATTGGCTTGTAAGTCTTTTATCCAGTCTAAAAGCAATGGGGAAACGGAGATGGTACGAATTGACGTAGGCGTTTTTGTTGGCTTAAAGCCCGTTCCAAAATGATAGTCCCATGATTTATTGATACTTATGGTGTTGTTTTCAAAATCTATATCATTCCATGTTAAGGCTAGAATTTCACCGATACGGGCGCCCGTATATATGGCGGTCAAGATGATATAACGGCTGGTAAAATTAGGGTTTAATTTGCTGACCGTTACGTTAGTTAGTTTCACTAATTCATCGTATTCCAAATATTCAACTTTATGTTCTTTATCTGGGTTGTATATCATCTCTATTCCTTTTGTGAAGTCTTTAGTTATCACTTCATCGAGTAGGGCGGAGCGAACGCAAGCCCTAATCATGGAATGGAGTTGTTGAACCGTATTTTTTGAATGAGTGGCGCCGTAGTGATTGATGAATTGTTGGTACTTGGTACGGTTCATTTTAGCAAGCGTTACACCGTGTAATTCATTCTCCACTATCTTATGGAACGCCCTATATCTGCTAAGTGTTATCGGAGCTATTTTAGGCGCTTTATAGGTGGTGTACCATTCTTTGAAGTAATCAGAAAATATAATATTCTTGCTGGCTTTAATAGCGCCTAGCGACTGTTCCGCTTCAATTCGTGACGCCCATAACCTAGCTTCTCTCATAGTATCGAATGTCTTTGAGATTTGCTTTAGTTTGCCGTCAATTCGTTTTGACACGGTAGCCTTATACCGCTTGTTGACTTGTCTAATACTTGCCAAAGTTGACACCCCCTAAAATGTGATATAATAAAGGCAAACAGACTATCCTAAAAGCATACTAAAAATTCCTTTACGCAACCGCCTATAAAAGGGCGGTTTTATTTTTAACGTAGTTGTTGTATAATTAATTCGAGGACAGGCAAACACCCCCGCTTTTGCGGGGTGTTTTTTATGCTATAATATAGTTATTCTTGGTATAGATTGATATGGTTATATAATGACACACAGCGTTCCCGTTTTGCGGGGCGCTTTTTAGATAGCTGAATATAGTTAATGTATAGCCGTCATACATAAACATTGATATAATAACGTTTTTACTATCTGACGTTTATAGAGTAGGTTAGATAGCTGAATATAGCTGAAAGATAGTAATTAATTCTTGCGATGATCCATTTATGTTATACTTACTACATATCAATCCCTTCACACCGAATTAACGGCGGGCAAGTCCCAAATGTGAAGGTTTTATTCTTATGTGCTATAATAGCTACATAAAATAATGGCTAGTCCATTGGCTAGTGAAGCTAGTAACACTGGTTAATTGGTTGCAAAGCAACCGTTACAATAACATCATTATCTACCTGCTACTTGTTAAGCAGAATAGGAGTAGTGCAGTGCACGGCATAATAATTCCTATGTGCCTGGGGTAGTAAGTTGCTTGCAAGACATATAAAGTCTCACGGGACGCCGTGGGGCTTTTTATGTTATAATGAATACAAAATAAAAAATGTAAATAATTCTACTTTGAACGCCCGTTGCTTTTTGTGATGGGCGTTCATTGTGTTATAATGTTCTTGTTTAAAAGAATTGCTCCCATGTTTATGGGGTTTACCAGCAAGGATTACCGTTATTTGGTAGTCCTTGTTTTTATGTTATAATTACATAGTCAAATGAACTCATTTAGAGTCACTTTTAGTCCACACCGTGCGGGGTGTGGGCTTTTTTATTAGTCCTTAACTTTAGTAGATACCTATTTTTACAGTATTTTCAGACAAAATCCTTTTCACATCATTTTCAAGAGATAAGGGCAATTTCTCACATTCTAAAAATGCTACACAATTAATATCGGTAGGTTCCGCACCAGTAGTTAGTAGATAACTATACAAAAGCTCACGTAGCATAAAATCATTCGCCTTGTTTTCCATCTTTGAACGTGGGACGTAGTGCTTGTTATAAGAACCTGGCACGTTTTCATCATTGATAAGATGCCCAATTTCATGTAGCAAGACGAGTATTTGTTCTTCCTTAGATAATTCAGATTTTAAGATAATAGTTCTTTCTTTTGGAATATACAGCCCTTTTCCATTTAGATCATCTAAGAAAACAACCTTGATATTGTTTTCTTTTAAAAAAGTATCAATTCGATGATTAAACACCATGCTAACTACTTCCTAATTCTTATTTGCATACAAACCTTTTAAGTATGCTTTGATAATTTCTCTATCATGGTCGGTAACTGGTTTGCCGTCAAAAGAACGGGCGTGGTCGATCATATCATCAAGATCATCATCAGTAGGAATTGTGTTTTTATTCTCACGTCCTAATAAGTAATCTGTTGAAACATGAAAATAATCAGCCACTTTCTCCAGTTTATCCACACCAGGCGTTGTTTTCGCCCAACGATTTATAGTCCCGTTCCCGAAGCCTATGTTTTCTTCCAAACGCCTAATAGATATTTTTTGCGCATAGGCTAGTTCCTTTATTCTTCCGTATATATCCAATGCTAAAGCCCCCTTAATTAAGACTACTCACAAAAAATATATACTTTTTTTCTACAAATTAGTTGACAGTGTAGAATATATGCGTATAATAAGTTTTGTAAGTTAAGTTGATAGAAAAAAGCAATAAGAAACACATGTAACAATCTCCCCAGAATGTTAGTGTAACGGCTTTTTATTGCTTATTTGATACGCCTTAATTGTAGGGTATTTGACTACATAAGTCAATATATTTTCTACAATAACGGGTACACTTTCACTTACAAAAGGGCGGGTGGGTAGGAATTAAAAAAGAAAAGAGGTGGGAGTTATGCCTGAAACAAAAGCAGGTCGTGACAAGATTATGTCCTATCTTGCAGAGAATGAAATTCCAATTAGTGCATTGGCTGCAATGTACGGAGTTTCACGGCAGGACTTATCAGACTATCTTGCAGGACGCAAACGCAATCCAAAAGCAAACCAGATTATCCTAAAAATCATCACAGATTTAAAAATCAGATAGGAGAGTAAGTAATGAACGATTTAGTAATTATGCATAACGAACAAGCAGTAACAACTAGTTTGAAAGTGGCAGAAATTTTCAAAAAGGAACATAGGCACGTTATAGAACCGATTAGAAAACTCACTGCCGAAAATTCGGCAGTGAGAAAAATGTTTACCGAAGATAGTTATTTGAATAGTAGAAACCAAAAACAACCAATGTTTTATATGAACCGAGATGGGTTCACTTTATTAGCAATGGGCTTTACAGGTTCAAAAGCTATGGAGTTCAAACTCAAGTACATTGACGCTTTCAACAAGATGGAAAAGCAAATCAAAGAACAAACACAATTCAGATTACCAACAAATCTAGCTGAAATGTCAACAATGTTTTATAGCGTTATGGAAGACCAAGATAGAAAGATTGAAGAACAGAACAAAAAAGTTGACTATCTTATGGATTTATCAGGCTTAACCAGTTCAAGAAGTAAGGAACTTTCAAGAGCTAGAAATAAAAAGGTTATCCAAGTTTGCGGTGGTAGCGAAAGTAACTCATATAAAGATAAAGGGCTGCGTTCAAAAATCTACAAAGAGTTATTCAAGTCCTTTAAAAAGAGTTTTGACGTAAGCCAATACGTTGATACACCGATGAGATATTTTGACAAGGCAAAAGATTTTATCAGTAATTGGTATCCACCGTTCGAATTGAAAGACGAAATCGAAAAAGTGAATTCACAAGGGAATCTATTTTAAGGGGGTTAAAAAATGAACTCATTAGCAATCATCATTGCGTGTATTTGGGTCGCCGTTGAAGTCGAGGACGGTATCAAGAAGCACGTATTAGGAAGTAAGTTACGCAAGTTAAGCGAATATTTAATGGTTATGTTGCTGACACTGTTTTTGATGGGGGACGCAAGCACAAGCGATTTTGTTAAGTATTCGCTAGGTATCTTAATTGCATTAGACGCAGGGGCAATCTTATTGACGCACCCTGAATTGCAGGACTAGGAGGACAACATGATTAAGTTAAGAGAATTAAGGAAAGAACGCAATGAAACAATGCAAGAAATGGGCAAGCGACTAGGAGTTGCAAGCAACACAATTTCACAATACGAAAGCGGAAAACGAAAGCCTAGTACAGACATGCTAGTTCATATTTGCAAAGTGTATGGTGTTTCACTAGCCACATTGGCGCCTGATGTTTGGAAAAAGGTTGTAGGAGCGGTTGACATGGTAGACCTTGAAGACGAATTGGACAAGCGAGAAGACGAAGCAAGAGAACGAGAATTAAAACGTATGGAATATCAACGCTGGCAAGACCAACAAGATGATTATGGCGAGCACGAATGGGAATATTCAGAACCAGGCTACGAGGAGGACTGGAACGATGAAGAGAATTAGATTAAAGGAGTTGCGCAAGTCAAGAAACGAAAGCCAAAAGGAAATGGCTAAACGGCTATTTGTTTCTCACGGGACTATATGTCGTTGGGAGAAAGAAGTTAAACAGCCAAGTATTGATACTGTAATCGGTATTTGCAATGAGTATGAAGTTTCATTTCCTGAATTAATGCCTGGAGTTTGGCGAGACATTTTAAAGGTGGTCAAGACTAGCGAACTTGAAGCAGTTATTAAAGAAAGGACTGATGGCGTTGATGAATAAGGGCGTTATCAATATCCAGATTGACCAGGGGTATATCAAGCAAGTTGTGAAAGACACGATCAATACAGCATTAGAGCGTGATTTATCGGGCGTTACCTGGTCAATGGAAGAATTTAGAAAAGAGTGTTGCGGTGGTAAGGCGTCACGTTGGGTTACCTACTACATTTTTACGGACTTTAAAGATGAAATTGATTACCGCAACGGTGGTTGGCTCATTCCAGCCAAGGGCAGAGGGCAGAAACATATCATCTTTGCTAAACAAGCCAAGGAATGGGTAGAGAGAAATAAATACAGGATTGATTGGACGGCAAAGTTACCAGAGTAGGAGCAAATAGAAATGAAAAAAATGAAGTATACGGTTGTTATCGGCAGTTTGCTAAGTGGACTTAGTAATTTTTCAGAGGACAAGTTCGAAACAACGAAAGCATACGAAGTGATTATGGAAGCGTTAGAAGACAAACTATCTAATGAAGAAATGGAAGTAATCAAGCGCTTTGCAACCTATGGATTACTTTTCCAAGCAGCACGAAAAAGGGGGTAAAGAATGAACAATGAAATAAAAAAGACCCCGTTAAAAACGGAGTCGTACCTAACTAACGATACTAATTTTAACACTTCATACGAACAACTTACAGTGTCTACTGAAAAAATAGCGCTATACATTTTGGACAAGGCGCAAGGTTTAGCTAGCAAGTATCAAGGGCTAGTTGTTACTAACGGCAAAGACGGGCGCAAGGCAGCAAGCGCAACTAAGGACAAGTTGAACGCTTTCACAAAAGAAGTAAACGCAATGAAAAAGACGTTTGACACCATGATTAAACAGGCTATCCAGCCCGTAGAGGAGCGCAAGAAAGAACTACAGACGTTCATTGAAGAATCACGAGAAGCAGACCGTGAAGAACAACGAGAGCAGGCTATGCAGTTTGCGAGCGATTTAATGCAGACATTAGGGTTTAATCCAGTGTTCACACCTAGTTCAATTATTGACTTTCATAGTTCCGAAATATCGAACTTGTCGGGTAGTGATTTAAAGCGAGAGCGCTACATTGCAGACAAGCTAGGTTATGCAATGAAGTATGGAGTGCAAGTTGGCAAGAATACCCTGGACGCTACCACAGCCGAAGTGATCTTGAAAGAGGTCAAGGTCACAGTTAGGGGCGATGCACAAGCAGTCGATGACGTGGTAAAGGAATTAGGGAACAAAAAGGATATAGAGGTGGAGGTTAAGTAATGGCAGAGAATAACGAACTATCAAAGTTACAGGAAGCATTATCAGTATTTAGGGCGCAGGTTAAGCAACCAGCCCTAGACGCAAAGAACACTTTTTATAAGGCAAGCGCTGGTTACGTAACATTAGCAGGCGTACAGCAAGCGGTTGATGAGGGTATCAAGGGGACGGGGCTTGCATACGTTCAACTTGTAAGTAGTGATGATAACGGCAACGTTTATGTAGAAACAATCATCACTCATAAACTAGGTGGTATTTTACGATCTGGCAAGCTAAGCATTCCGCCTAAGAAAAAAGACGCTCAAGGTTTGGGAAGCTCAATCACTTATTCCCGCCGTTATCAACTAGCAGCAATGTTTGGTATCACGTCAGATAAAGATGATGACGCAAACGCAGCCGTAGGTAGCAACCCTAATCAAGGACACAAGCAAGCGCCTAAGAAAATGGCACCCCAAGTTGACCCGAATTTAAAGAAACGATATATGGACTTGTTAAATTCACTAGGTAAAGCATATCCAGATACACCAAATAACAAGCTAGAAGCGAGCGTTAAGAATCACGCTTTCAGCAACCCAAGTTACCAACTAGCAACTAATGCAGATTACAGCAAAGCGATTAACGTAATTCAAGAACAACTAAGAAAGAGTGGCGCCGTTGAAGAAACAACGCTTAACGGGTTCAATTAGCAGGCTCACACCTAGTGAGTTGACGGTAAAGCTAGACAGTGAGATTGACTTACAACAGATTAGAAAGCTAGCAAACGGTACTCTACCAAAAGTGCAGATTGAAGTTATTGATAACCGCCGTATCAGTTATGACCAGCGAGCAAAGATATTCGCCCTAATCAATGATCTATGTGATTACACGGGGGACGTTCCCGAGATATGGGAGCAACGGTTTAAATGGATAACCGCCCGAACGTTTGGCTTAGATGATTACTCATTGAGTAACTGTTCCGTAACCGTTGGCAATTACACCATACTAACGATCTTAAATTTCATGTTTGAAGAGAACATACCTTTTAAGACAAAAACATGGGACAGCATACCGAGCGAGTATCCGAAGCAACGGCTAGCAATTAAGCGCCGAATGTGTGTGATATGTGGCAAGCGTGCGGATTTAGCACATTATGACGCCGTAGGGCGCCGTAGTCGTGAGTTAGTCGATCATAGGGACTTTTATTTTATGTCGCTATGCAGAGCACACCATACCGAACAGCACACCATAGGCGTGATTGAGTTTTGTAAGAAGTACCATATCAAGCCAATTAAATTAAGTGGCGATGATTTAGTTTCACTGGGTGTTATGACAAGGAAACACCTAAACGAATTGGAGGCAAAAGACAATGATTAACAACGTAGTTTTAACAGGTAGATTGACCAAAGAACCAGAATTGAAGTTCACACAGAGTGGGACAGCTTATATGAACTTCACATTGGCAGTGCAGCGTAACTATAAAACAGACGCAGGGCAATATGAATCGGACTTCATTAGTTGTGTTGCCTGGAAAAAGACAGCAGAAATGATTTCTGGGTACGCCCATAAGGGGTCAATGATTGGTATCGAGGGGAGCATTCAAACGCGCAACTATGAGAACCAACAAGGGCAGAAAGTGTATGTAACCGAGGTCAACGCCCGTCAGTTCCATTTCATGGAGAGTAAGAAGAGCAATCAAAGCAACCAACAAGCAAACAATAACCAAGGTTATCCACAACAAGGGCAAGGTTATCAACAGGGTTATACACAAGGTCATCAACAGCAACAACCGCAACAACCACAACAACCGCAATATAACCGCCCCATAGCTAGTGAAATTAACGAGGACGAATTGCCATTCTAGGAGGTTCAATATGGAATACCCAAGTTATTACAGCATATTAACGGCGGACGTTCGTTATGACCCTAGGTTGAAGAAATACGCTGATTGCAAGATTTTGTTCAGTGAGATTACAGCACTTTCCAATAAGTTTGGTTATTGCAAAGCAAGCAATAAATATTTTGCTCAACTATACGATAGACCAATACCTACCATTTCAAAGTGGATAAACATTCTCAAGGGATTAGGGTATTTAGAAATCAAGATGATTTATAAGGAAAACAGCAACCAAATTCTAGAGAGAAGAATGTTTCCAATATCCACCCCTGTTAACGCAGGCGTTAATACCTATTCACGTACACATGAAGGGGTATTCACGCAGACGTTAAGACCCCTATTAACGCAGACGTTAAGGATAATAATATAAATATTAATAATACAAGTAATAATAATTCTACTACTACTACTTCCACTGGAGATAACCAGCAAGAACAGACAGCTTATGAGTTCATAGAGAGTTTAGGAGTGCAGCTTAATCCAGTTCAACAGGACGACTTTATGGAATATTCACGAACCTATGGAGATGATCTAGTCAAACAAGCAGCTCATAGAGCAGCGCAGAAAAACACGTATCCTAAATGGAGTTCGATTGAAAACACTCTAAAGACTTACCTAAACCACGGTGTTAAGACAGCAGAAGCAGCCGTAGCGTTTGATAAAGAGTATGAAGAGGATATGCGAGAGTACAACGACCGTAGGCGTAAGTATCGAAAGAACCAGTACCGACCAGAAAAAACTAATTACCAGGCAACGGGAGCGGTTGACTTCCTAGACCCTAGACGCCTAGACGAAATGTGATGAATGGAGGGGCGAATATGACAGCGTATCTTGACAACAACATTCTCAAGTTGCTAGCGACCGCAAAGGAACTAGGTTACACATTCAAGAATACATTCGAGACCCCGACTGAACGAGAAGCCCGTAAACAACAAGAAGAGCAGGAAATAACCAAGGCGTTGATTGAGGGTAGGAACAATGCTTACTGGGAGCAATACAGCTTATGGGCGAATGGCAAGCCCGAAGGAGAGTTTACATTCCATAACTGGGTTCCTAGCAAACAACAGAATATACCTGCTGCACAGAAAGTAGCACGTAAGGCACTAGACCTAACCAAGAGATTAGAGCGAGAAACATTTAACGTTACCTTATCTGGGTTCCCAGGCGTTGGTAAGACAGCCCTAGCACTAGCGATGAGTGACTACTTACGCAAGGTGGGGAAGTCGGTAATGTTCGTGTCAACAGCAGAGCTAAAGCATTTATACACGGCAGGGTTTGATGATGACGAACAAAAACGGCGGTTAAAGTTCACAGTGGAAAAGATGAAAGAGGCTGACGTTTTAATCCTAGATGATTTTGGAACCGAGGGCGACTTAACAGCACAGGGCAAGGTAAGGGTCAGATCAGATATGCGTGATGATATGTACCGTATATCGAATGCACGAATGGAAAAGATAACCATTATCACAACTAACAACACGCCTAAAGAATTAAAGACTATGTATGACCCGAAAACGGTTGACCGCCTAATTCCTAAGAATGAAGAGCAAAGAATTGTATTCCGTGGTATGGGAAGCGTAAGAGGAGGTGTAGAACGTGGAGTACCGCAGCGAGATTGACTGGATAAGAGAACAGAGCGAACAAGCACGCCGTGATTACTGGACGGCGTACTTTAAAAGCATTGGCATGAAAGATGAGGACGCCCAAGGTTGGGCGGAGAAAGCCGTTGCGATGGACGATAACGGTTGTAGTGACCAGCAAATAAAAGAGGGGTTGGCATACAGAGAGGAGAGAATGCTTATTGCAGTTTAGGTTTGAAATTGAACCAGTGTCACAAGCTAGACCAAGAGCACGCCGTATTGGCAAGGGAATTATGCTATATGACCCGAAAAACGTTAAGCAGTTCAAAGAAGAGCTACACGCTTTAGCAGAGCAACGTTATCAATATGCACCCCTTAAAGGCGAGCTAACAGTCGAGATTACTTTTTATCGAAGAGTGCAGAGTTCTATAAGCCGTTCAGAACGAAATAGACGGCTCACAGGCGAGGTTAACCCGACCGTTAAACCAGATATAGACAACTATATTAAAGCACTCTAGACGCCCTTAACGGCGTTATATGGAAAGACGATAACCAAATTACAAACCTAATTGCACATAAACGTTATGCAGAACAACCGAGAATTGAAATGGTGGTAATTGAAAGATGAGAGAGATTAGGACAAAAGTTGAACTGTACAACGATAACTTTGAAAACTTCAAACGGTATAACATTCCCAAAGCACAGCTAATCATTGCAGACATTCCCTACAATATCGGCAATAACTTTTATGCAAGCCGTGCTGATTGGTACGTAGGGGGAAATAACAAGAACGGCGAAAGTGAGAATGCAAACAGCCTAGCGTTTAACCGTGACGAGAACTTCAATGTGATTAACTTTATGAAGTTTGCTAGAAAATTGTTACGTAAAGAGCCAAAGGAAAAGGGCAAAGCACCAGCGATGATTGTCTTTTGCGCTTGGCAACAGATTAATATGCTGGCAGAGCAAGCCAAAAAGAGGGTTTTAAAAATGCTTATCCATTGGTATTTACCAAGAAAACAAGTTCACAGGTATTGAAAGCAAACATGAAAATTGTTGGAGCTACTGAGTACGCCCTAGTTCTATACCGTGACAAGTTGCCAAAGTTTAATAACGATGGGCGAATGATTGTGGATCACTTCCCGTGGGTTGTGGATAACTCATATCCAAAAATCCATAAGACGCAAAAGCCAATTCCAGTATTAAAGCGCCTGATCGAAATTTTTACTGATCCAGGGGACGTAGTAATCGACCCATGCGCAGGCAGTGGGAGCACGTTAAGAGCGGCAGCCGAATTGAACCGCAGCGCTTATGGATTTGAAGTTGAACGTAAAATGTGTGAAACAGCACGGAGAGAAATGTTAGGACATGCGGACGTACTACTGATTTAACGGAGGTTGAACATGGATATTGAACAAACAAAGAAAGTAATGCAAGAAGTGTCGGCAAAAGTTTTTGAATATGACGTTATGATTAGCAATATGCGAACGCCCGAGGGCAAGGCATACTATGAAGCCTGGGTATTTGCCCTGGAAGCGGGAAACAAGGCGCTAGCAAAAGAGATTGAACGGCGAACCAAGGGCGAATACGGGTTTTAAGGAGCGAGTAGATGATTGAAAATTGTATGAAGTGGATTTTAACCGCAGTGGTATTAGGACTGGCATATTGGAATGTTCAACTATTAGTGAGAGGGATTATTTGGGCATTTATACTCTCTCTAGCATTAGGGGGTATTGGACAGCTTGCCGAGTTTGCAAAGGGGAGAAGAGATAAATGAAACAAGTAAAAGTAACAGCTAATTCAGTTTTATATTTAGTAGCAACAGACGACCACAAGCTATTTTTAAAAGAGAGCAAAGACTATTGGAGTGGAGGCAAGCTAACACGTTCAATCACACAAGCACTTATTCTTGATGATGAAAGAAGAGCGAAGCTTATTGCTGAAATCTAGGGTTAACTGTTTATGAGTTTTATTTAGTACGCATACCTACTAACAGTCGTAAATTCGAAGAAAACAGTGACCAAGCATACGCAAAAACAGTATTAGCACTAGGAAAAGGCGATAAGCTTTATTTCATGGGTGATTACGGGGTCGAAAGAGATGAAGAAGGGAACATAACAGCCGAGGGTGGAGTGTTAAGAGATGATTTTACAAAGAGCACGATATTTCTTTTAAACGGTTCGAAAGAACGGGCTGAAAGAATGGGGCTAGACGTTTACATGATTAATTTGGACGAGGTGTAACAAACGAATGAAGACTAGCGAAAAATTAATGCTTGGGTTCTATGAAAATTGCGATCTTTTAGGAGAAGTAGCAAGGCTAGACGATTACGAGTTGACAGTCACAATGTTACAGCGACTTATAGGAATGCGTGACTTGATCGAACACGTAAAGACGGTGGAGGAAGAAGAGGATGATTGAACCAGGGTTTTATTTAATTGACAGTCGGGGTTATTACTTAGCAAAGGAATTTGTTTCAAGTATCACAAATAAGCACGACTTCACAATGACCAATACATTAAATCATGCTAAGTGCTACCAAGACGCAGAGGAAGCGCAAGCGTTAGCTGATGAACTAGGTTTAGAGATGATGAGAGTATCCGAGGTGTATTACTGATGGAATATGTTGTTGGCAACCTTGATTTCTATGTAAAGAAGAAAGACGGCAAAACATTTTTAGAGAGGTGTGGCGAACGCTATGTAGTGTTTTTTATTCCTAACGAACGTGGCGGAAATTACGTTTACACAAACAAACTGAGGGACGCAACGAAATTTAAAACGCTGGAGAAAGCGCAGAGCGTGGCTGAAAAATACGGCTTTATCGTCTATAAAGTGACCGTGACCACGAAGATGGAGAAGCTATGAAAACACCACTTTTTAACGATAGGAATTAGGAATAGTGAATTTACTGGAAAAATTAAGAAAACGAAAAATAGAACGTGGAATGCTTGATTTTATCGAGATTTACTTGCAAGGGTATGTCAGCCACTATCCACGGTTAGTACTAAGTCGCTTTAAAAATTCGCATAACGGTCACGTTTTTTCAATTAATTACAAAAAAGATAACGGCACGCAAGCAATACTTTTTCAAGCGCACTATGAGGATGGAGAGCTTTATTTTATTAAGAGTGGAGATAAACGTTTGTCAGACAAGCGTAAAGACTTGCTGGAGTATGACATAAAGACCCTAGCAAAAATTTACTTACAAGATATAGCAAAAATCAAAAAAACTGCATTTTTAAACGATAAGAAACGGAGGCTTTAATATGTACGGAGAATTTTATGTATTGATGTCAGCAAATCAAAAGTTATTTGTAGAAGATGTGCGTGACGAAAGCGTGGATTTTACTGTAGATCCAAATTACGCTGAGTACTACGATGACCTAGAAAAAGTTAAAGAATTGGCCGACTACTACGGTCTAATCGCTTGCAATGTCAACCTAGCACGGCGCTTTGATTGTGGGGTGTGGAAGTCATGAAAAACTGTTTGTTTTGTATGAAAAATCAGCGTATCACTGCTGATATGAACCACGAAGAGGACTACTGCGAAGGACCACGTATCATAGACAAAGAGATGATCCTAAAAAATGAAGCAGGGCGTTACTTACACATCCGCTACCGAGACGAAGATGCTGATGTCGACGAGTTCTTAAACTTGGCGATTAACTACTGTCCTCTGTGTGGACGTAAGTTACACAATCCGCCTGAAAAAGTGACGTTTGAGCCTGAGGAAGTGAAGTAAATGAAAGTCAAAATAAATTGCATGAGAACGATGATAATCGGTCAGTTTTTTACAAATATAAGTTTCATATTTGCTATGCATTCGTTCCAAAAAATTATGATGTTTTTTTCTTGAACGTTGCATTCACTATTACGATTATGCTTTTGTCGATAGATGACGATGACGAAGAGGTGTAGGAAGTGAAAGGAATTAGACCAGATTATTATCGCAGAAACGGATTGGACTTATTTGACTTTTTCGAATTGATGATGCCAAAGCCTTGGGTAATTGGATTTTACGTACTTAATATCATCAAGTATGTGGTGCGTTTTCCTAAAAAGAACGGCAGAGAGGACTTAATAAAGGCACGGACATACCTGGATAGGCTGATTGAATTCATCAGCAAGAAAGGAAATGTGAAAGATGACTTTCAGTGAATTAGAGGGGTACAACTTATGATTAGTAAGCAGAAGTTAGAAAAATGGGTTGCAGAATTAAAGACGTTGACTGAATGGGGCGAAGCGCAATTACAGGCAATGGAAGATGAAGAAAAAACATTATGGCTTGTTCCAATGGGTTATGAGGATAAAGAACACACGTTATGTCGTTACTGGTCAAAGACAGCAAGCGATGATGTTTTCTTGTCAGTGTTTTTTGTTAAAGGGGTTGATGAACTTACATACGAATATTGTCAAAAAGCAAATATGTTATTGACCAGTAAGGAAGTCGAACGCCTAAAAGCAATCCAGGGCGAACCATACGCTACATTGATTGACCAAGTAAAAGTTAAGTTTGACGAGGTAGCCAATGAAGAATAATCCATTAAAACCAAACCACTATGCACACGGCAAGTTTCAACTATTCGATCTGATGGAAGCACAGTTTCCGAAGCAATGGGTTGTTGGCTTTTATGTCCTGAACGCAATTAAATACTTGACCAGGTACCAACAAAAGAATGGGATTGAAGACTTGGAAAAAGCAATGGTTTATATCCAGCGGTTAATTGATTTTGAGAAGCACGGCGTAAAGGTGGAGAAAGTATGAATTATATTGATAGTGAGTTTTTAACAGCATTAAATACGCTAGAAATGGTGTATGGGCGAAGCTGGTCTAGCACAATGACCGAGCAACAGAGAGCAGAGAGTACGGCATACAAGGTTGTTATGAGCCTAAACAAGCGAATTGCCGAAGCAAACACAACACACGTCACAGTGGTTTTTGCAAATAGAGGTATGAGAGATAGGATGCGAATACTTGATGAAGTAGAAAGAGACCATCCTACTTGGTCAGTGGAGCAAGTATGCAGGCACCTAGGAATTGATGAAGTACAGTATAAAACGTATACCAACATTAACAACCGTAAAAAGTATTATCATTACTTGATTTATAAGAACGGGGAATTCATCAGCGGGCATTTTAACCGCAAAGGAATTAGTGATAAATACCTAGGGTATGATGAACGTAATTACACCCGTTTAAAAGAAACTATCCAGGGGATGGGGTATACAATCATTACAAGATAAATAACAAAGGTTAGCACAATGCTAGCCTTTTTGCCGTATATGCACGTAGTGCTTTTTTATTTTCTCTAAAATGGAACACAAGTTCTATATAAGGTATAATCTATGTAGTAGAAATGGGGGATAACGTGAGTATTTTAAACGCTGAAATTGACGAAAAAGGAACAGCAAAGCGAGTAAGAATGTTCCTGGAAAAAGACTTGAAAACGTGTTTGGAAATTGTTAACCGCCGTCCTGAAGACTTAAAAAGTCCCGTATTCGATACGCAGCCAAAGAGCCCAGTATCGGGGAATGCTACCGAACAGCGAATAGTTGAGTTCTTACACGCAGAAGAAATTCTAAAAGAGTTCCACGAAGCATTGACTAACTCCAGTGATGAAACTAAAAAGCTAATCACGTTGCGTTATATTGACGGCGTGACAGATACTCATATTCAAGAGCGAATGCAAATCACAGCGACCCCGTATCGGCACCACAAGCGAAAGGCTTTAAACGAGATAGCGAACCGCCTTTATTTTAAAAAGAGCATTGATGATTTACACGTTTATTTAAATGATTGCGAGGGGTAGAGTGAGAGAGAAATTGAGGATTGTTTCATTCTTTGCTGGTGTTGGCGGAATTGAATTAGGGTTAGAGCAAACGGGCAAATTTGAAACAATCTATGCTAATGAATTTGATTCCTTTGCTTGCAAAACGTACGCAGCAAACCACCCTAATACATACCTAGATAAACGAGATATACATGATATAAAAGCCGATGAAATACCCGAGTGTGATTTAATTGTTGGTGGTTTTCCTTGCCAAGCGTTCAGTATAGCGGGCTATCAAAAAGGGTTCAGTGATTATAGGGGCAATTTGTTTTTTGAAATGCTGAGGATCATTAAAGCTAAAAACCCCCGAATTGTTTTATTCGAGAATGTCAAAAACCTAATTAACCACGGCAAAGGAACAACGTTTAAAACTATTTTAGAGAGTTTGAATGAAGCAGGCTATCATGTTAAGTGGCAAGTATTAAACAGCAAAGATTACAACGTACCACAGAACAGAGAACGAGTGTACATCGTAGGGTTTAAAGATCATGATCAATATAGCAACTTTATTTTTCCAGCGCCTTTGCAGGCAAGCAGAACGATTAAAGATATTATTGATTTTGACGGCACCCAAGACGAGAAATATTATTACCGACCAGGCAAACAAAAGTGTTATCCAGCCCTAAAAAAGGGAATAACTAGCAGCAATTCTATTTACCAGTGGCGGCGCAAGTATGTAAGAGAGAATAAAAAAGGGCTTGTCCCTACCTTGACTGCCAATATGGGCATGGGGGGGAACAACGTACCCTTGATATTGACAAATAACGGCGATATAAGAAAGCTAACGCCTAGTGAATGTTTTTATACACAAGGCTATCCAAAGAGCTTTAAACTGCCGTTAATTTCAGATTCACAGCTATATAAGCAAGCAGGAAATTCAGTGACAGTACCTGTAATAAAAGAGATAGCAAAACAGATATTACGAGTGCTATAATCAATGTGAAAGAAATAATCTAATGGGTGTAAAAAAAACCAGGGCATAAAAACCCTGGCTTTTTTATTGTCTAATATGTATTAAAAAAGCCCCTATAAAAGGGGCGGGCATTATACTGGAAAACGTTCAATTTCAGTATAATGTCTTTTTTTATTTCTGTAAACAAAAACCCCGGTCAACGACCAAGAAGCACCGGGGTAACAGTTAAAGACATATAAATAATTGTTTGCTCCCACTTTAGCCAAATAGGAGACTTACAAAATGATGATTCCCAATAACTACATTATAACATAAAAACCCGCTGATAAAAACCAGCGGGCTAACAGAGTAACAACATGGTTACAGTGTCGTTTGGAATATACAAATCATACATGTATATTCTAACACGGCATTTTCAATAAGACAAATAGTATTACAAAGCAAAGATATTATACCATGTAAAACTGCATACTTAAAACTGTATATCCAGGTAAAAAGTACAAAAAATAACCGTGAAATAATCACGGCTAAAGAATAAAAATTCATAGCTTTGTTTACAAGCTGGTTTTATTTTAACATAAAACTCCAGATATAAAACTCTGGAATTGGAATTTTTAGCAATAAAAAACCACTGAATATTATCAGTGGTAAGTGTTGAAAGATTCTTTTTTTAAAACAAAAAAGAGACAAGTTAATTATAGCGCTTGGTTTACTTGTTCGCAAGCCTTATTAATTTGAGATTGGAATAAGCCCATCATCTCAAAAGCGTTATGCGGGTATTCATCGTTCCTATATTGAACAACACGGGGAACGCTTAATTGCGGTAACACGTTATCATTAGCGTAGTTTGTGAATACGTCCGCAAGCTGGATATTCCAGTCGCTAGGTAAACCAAAGTTAAACCAGTGATTAATTGTAGTGGCAACTTTCTCGTTTAATGGGAATGTTGCCTTTTCAATATACGGCTTAATGTCGCCGTTGTGTTTAATGCTTTCAATGTTTTTGACAAGCAAGGTAAAACTGGAAAGCATAGCGTTTGCCGTATCAGAGATAGCCAATAATAAACCTTTCTTTTATCGTCACTTAATGTGTCAATGGTTACGTCAAACGACTTGCTATATTCCGCAGCGGGCATTTGTGATGCGGGTTTACCGTCACTGATATAGGCGGTGTTCGTGATGGTCAAATCATAATCACTAGGTAAAACTCTATAATAATTAGATAAACCATCAATAATACGTGTTGGATTATCCACTAAAATATCCTTAAAACTGTAAACAATTTCATCTCTAAAATCATTTAAAGTCTTATATTTAGCTTTAAAACTCCCTGTTTATTCTTATAAGTGGTTGCGAACGGGTCTAAAAAATCATCTTCATTAAAGACGGGCGCAGGTAAACCAGCAGCATAAATAGTCGGTTCGCCTTGGTTCCATTCGATATGGAATAGGCGGGCTGGTAGGGTGTAAAGTTGCGCCGTGTTGTCGGGGAATGTCGTTAACTGGTCGATATAGTCGGTCAATTCCCATTCCCAAATAGGGCGTTGCGGTTTATCATCGTAAACCATATTCAATACAAGGGTGTCAAACAAGTTTTTGCCCTGGATATAAACGGGGTCAATCTTGAATAACCACCCGCTAGATATTGACTTGTCTTTATATTGCGTCAATTTAACTTTATCAGTAACACCAGCGTAACCTTGATAAGTGATTAACCACCTTATCAATTCGCTAATGGTTGCGGTGTCCTTATATTGTTCTGAACGGCTACTAAAAAGCGCAGGGGAATTTTTACTCTCACTAATACGGCGGTCGATTTGCCGAATAGCTACCGTTCCCGTTTTTTTGCCTGGATAGATTTTATCATCTTCACTTACCAGGCTATTAAAACTCTCAATATCAATATTTAAGTAACTGTTATTCCCCTGAAATTCGAATTTGCTTTCATTGGCTGCCAAGTAATCAAATAGGGCTTTATTAAACCCTTTATTAATTAGTGTCTTTGGTTGCCGTCCTTGGTAAACCGTTTGAAGAATAGCAAGCAAAAACCGCAAGATTGCCAAATTCTGGGGTTCACTATCACCCGCTAATTGTCGGTATTCACTAGCGTTCTTAAACAAGCCGGTGATAGATACCTCTTTGGTTCCCTCAGTCGTTAAAACTGGTATCCAGGGGTTAGTTAGCAAATTAAAACTGTCTTTATTATCCTTGTCGCCTTTTAAAACTTGATAGGCTTTATACAAGGCGACCGCCGTTTGTAATTGCATACGGTCAATATCATTTAGCTTTCTTTGCTTGCCAATGTTAGCAGCCGTTACGCCTGATACTTTGGATATTTTATAAGCGCTAATGCTGGTATCATCTAGCAACGCCTTGATTTTTTTAGTATCGATTATCAATGTAAAACCCCCATTTAAAACTCTCTACCTGGTTAACTTCCATAAAAATTAGTAGCCGTTATTTGCTGCTAAAATTCCTATTTAAAACCACAAGTTTAAAAAGTCGTTATCCACGTTTACGCCTTCAGTAGCTAATTGCCAATAATAACGATCAAAAATGTGTTCGTTATTGTCGTTGATTTTATCCAATCCATCAGTGAATGCAACGGGTTCATAAGCGGTTGTCAAACCGTTATTGTAGACAATCCATAATTCATAATCTGGATTGTTTGCGGCGAACTTGTCGCCGTCAATAGTTAAATCTCTATAATCCAGATCATCAAGAAATTCATCACGGCTTAAATCGTCGCTGTTTTCTTGATAATCCTTTTCCAGGCTCTTTAGAACTTCAATAGTGGATGCAAAGCCGTAAATATTATTCAACTTATTAGGGTTGCCAAATAAATCATGTTCGATAATTCCACGGTTTAAATATTCGCTTGTAAAGTTAATCCATGGATAAAACTTTACTTGACTAGCGTTATTTGCCTTTAAATCATGGATAAGTTCTTGCATGGATAAGCCGTTGCATACGGCTAACCATACCCGCCCCATGTCGTCAACGACTTTCAGGCTATGGATTTCTGGTTGTTGTTCATAGGCGTTTAATACCTTGTTCTTGATTGTTACGCCGTTGTTTGTAGTAGTAAATTCGCCCTTGCTTTGAATGTCGTTAAAATTTAAGTCTAGTTTTAATTGTTCCATGATCTTTTTCCTTTCTTTGCTTTGCGCTTTCAATTCCATTTTACTGGTGATTTTACTTATTGGATAGGGGTTAAAACTGGAAAACTGTAATTATTTTTCCAGGATTAAACCCCGTTATTTACATGTCAATTCCACCCGCCCACCCTTAAAACTGTATTTATTGTTGTATTTCCAGTTCTTTCACGTACTCAATAACCGCCGCTAGTTTGTCGCTTACCTGGTCAATCTTTGCCTTGTCTTTATTAGATAGCGCAGCAGGACCGCCGTTGAACCCCTTAAAACCGAACCCGATACCAGCGGGCGGAGTGGTGGTATCATACCGCCGTAAACCATCTAGCAACCAGCCCAGCATTTTACTAATTGGAATGTTCGCCTTGTCGCTAGTGGTTAGGATGCATTCGTATTCTTTCATATATTGCCCCGTTGCCTGGTCGAGAAAGCGAATAATTACATTGGCAACGTTAACGCCGTTTTTTGTATGGGTGGTAACGGCTACCCAATCATAAACCCGTAACAAGCGGCATAGCAAAACCGCAGCGGCGGGGGAAAACCCCCATGTATTTAAAACCCCGTTAATTCGCTTTTTTCTTACACTGTTTAACCACATATTTTTATACCCCTTATCTTTCTAATTGCTGGATACGTTCCTTAACGTAATTTTCCACGCCGTTTTCATCTTCCAAGTATTCCGCCCCTAGTCTGCTAGTAAGGGCGTATAATTCTTTCAAGCCTTCCCAATCTGCTTCGCTTTCAAACTCATATAAGCAACGGATAAGTGTATGAAATTGGTTATGTTCCATTAGGCAATATAGAGCTTTATAAAAGTCTGCTAATTGTTGTTTTTCCATGTCGTTATTCCCTTTATGTAAGATGCCATAGCCCGTTTTTGTGATTTTAAAATCTGATAGGAATTTCACTAAATATCGAATTCATCTTGATATTTTTGATTGTGTTAACGGTAAAACGCCCGTCGGGTATAAACATTGTTTTATTGTCGGTATCGATTGCATACCACATATCTATATAGGCTTCATCATAAGCATTTTTATATGTCTCATTTTATCCGCCATTTCACTTATAACGCTTGATGGGCGTGATAATTTACTTTCACCCGTCCACCGTTTTTTGTAGTTATCAACCGCAAATCTGAAATGGTAGGGTTTACCATTTAAAAAAATCATATCGAAATCTAAAAAACCACCGCGTGCTTCATCAGCCCAAGGAACAAGCGTTACATTATACATAAAACGCCCCGTTTGCTTGGATAATTCTTCTAAAATTCATAAACTTTATAGGCTGCATATTCTTTATATTGTGTTTTTCTGTTGTTCTAATGTCGTTGTTTGCATGGTTTATTCCCCTTTAAAACTGTAAAACTATTTGATTATAAAGCCGTCAACAGTCGTTAATTTAAACCGTTGCGCCCGCCGTTTTTTCTTCTCTTTTCCCGCCGTGCTATGTTTGCCTTTGCCTGGTTGCATTCCGCTTCCAATATATCCAAAGCGGGAAAAATACCGTTTTTATTCACAAATTCATTAAGCGTCTTTATTTTTAGGTTTAACGCTTCCAAACCGTCAAGACTTGCCAAATCTTTTAGCATTCCTTGACCAATTAAAAACATTAGATAGCTATTTAATAACAATGTTAGCTGATCGTGTTTTTCTTGTTCATTCATAACTTTTATATATTCAAACATGATAAACCCCCGTTATATCCGTTTTTTAAAACTGTGAACACCGTTAATTATGCGCCTTGTTTTTCTTGTAAAATACGCCCGTATTCCCGCCGTGAATCGTTGTTGAATTTTTTCAAATCCTTTAAATATTCATCGAACGAACGCCCGTAACTATCACACTTTTTAAATACGTCTTTACTACCGATGAAAAACTCTACTTGTCTAATATCACAGTAGGGAATGCCCCCAATGTAAAACTCTGATTGTACGATTGAATAGCCGCCGTTTTCATGCAATTTAATAGCTGCTTTTTTTGCCTTTTCTAGGTCGCCGGTTGATGAAATAGGACACCAGCCGCCGCCGTGTTGTGAACGTACAACAAGGGAATATTCTTTTTTCTTGCTACTTTTCTTTTCTTGTTCGATGATTTCAGTTTGAATTTCATCGTCGAAATCACTAAACAAATTCATTTGTTGGTATTCCACTGTTTGCATATTAAAACTCCCATTCTGTATAGATTCGTATATTCCAAACAGCCCCAATTTACAGGGGCTAAAACTGTACACTATTCCTATATTCCTACCCACCCACCCGGGGAATTTACACCCCTAAAACTGTATTTAAATTGCGTATTCGGTTGCGAATTGGTCGACAATGTCGCCGGCGTAATCATCAAGCCAATTATCCAGGTCAATGATGGTTACGATCCGCCCGTACCCGTCAAACGTCATCCATTCGGCGCCTGGTTTAATATCTGCATAAGTAGCAGCATTAAAGGCGTCTACTGGATCGGGGTACAAGTCTGCGATCATATCATCACTGAACTCATAAATCTCTAGGAAATTTTCATCCAGTGAAAAATATAGTTCTGTTAAACTATCGAACTTGTTTAATTCGATAGCTAGGCTATTTAATTGTTCAAGGTCAAACCCATTTAAAACTGATGAATTGAAACCATCCGCTCATAGTCGGCGATAAAATATTCGTGTTGTGGCAAGGTTAAAACCTTGTTGATAATGTCTGTTTGGATATCGTCAACGGGTAATGTGAACCATTCCCCTTCAATAAACCTTGATTGTATTCGGTTAAGTCCGCCGCAAAAATTCTAATTTCCATGTTGTTCGTCTCCTTTTTCTTTTATCTTTCAACACCTTTATAATAAACCAT